TGTCAGATCTATCTAATATATACATATCGAATTTTTTATTTAATCTATCGAAGTTAACCCATGGAGAGAAGTTTATAGCCATTGGTATTGGTAATCTGTTTTGAACATCTTCAGGTCTCATTATTAATTTTTGTCCATTACCATTGTTAGCCATACCAAATGCAGCTGGTGTTCCTTGTATAGCTCCATTAGGATGTACAAAGTTTCCACCTAAAGCACCATAAGTTAATCCATTGCCTATCATGTTGTTTCTAGCAAATACTAACCAAACTAATGGATGCATTATAGCATCTGTTGGAGTATATCCTTGACCCATTAATGCTAAAGCCATATCTAAGAAGTCTTCTACAGATAAAGTATCATTGTAGTTACCATCTTTACCTAATCCAGTAGTTCCTGCTTCTGGCATAGATTGTCTCATAGCATTATCAAATATTGGTCTACCATGTTTAGTGAAGTTTTGGAATACTTGTTCTTCTTTAAGTCTAGCCATAGCTTGACCCATTTTTCTAACATTTATATTGAATAAATCCCAAGTAGAATCGTTTAATGCTTCTTCAGTTATAGATACTCTAACACCAAATTTTTTGCATCTAACTTCTAAAGTAGCGTTTTCGCCAGTATTGAAGTCTAGATTACTTTCTTTGTATCTAGCACCTTCAGCTACTTCGTATGCGATTAATTCCCCAACTATTGGGAATACGTATACAGCTGATGCGCCACCATCATTTATATGAACAGTATTAAAGAATCTTGTTCCTAAGTATTCTGGTTCTGCAGCTTCTCTTAATTTACCTTCTATAACTTTAGGTATTAATTTAACTGCGTCAGTAGAAGTCATAGCCTCTGCTATATTCATTCTACCCATTGAATAGTCACCGTAAGAACTTCTTATCATAGTTTCCATTGCATCTATAGATTTTTCAGAAACATAGCTTTGCCCTGCTTCTTTAGCTTTATTAGAAAGTTCTCTAAGTCCGTTTTTACCATTGATTTCTTCTAACATTTCTTGGAATGCGAATCCCATGTATTTTTCCTCCTTTTCGCATATAATACAAGGAGCTAGATGATAAATTATTTTTAACTCCTTGCGTATTCAATTAATTTATCATCTATTTTTGTAATAATATTCTTACTACTCCTACACATCCGTCCCAGTCTAAGTTAGTTGGAACCCCAGCTTCTCCTGCTTTAGCATACATAACTTTAACTGGTAATTCAACAGCTTCTTCAGCTCCAGCTTCAACTTGTTTAACACTGAATAAACCTTTATGTAAGTCAGCATATTGTATTTCGAATTTACCTATTTTAGCACCAACTACTATATCAACTTCAGCTTCTTCACCTATAGCAACTTTAGCTTTTAATAAGTCAGTGTCAGGTAATCTTAACATTATTTCTATAGCTTCTTCAACTTTTTCTATTTCTCTAACGTGAGATATAACTAATTGAGCTTTACCTTCTAATTCTATATCTTGTACACCTTGATCAGATCCGTAAGCTTTTTTGATTACGTTTCCACCATCAGTTAATCCAGGTATACCTCTATCTAATCTATGTCTTTCATCAAATCTTGGATCATACATTCCTTCTCTAGTTGAAGCTAACATATGTAAGTCATGTGACATATAGTTTTTGTCATATGGGTATCCAGGAAATCCGAAATCAGATTGATACATAGTAGGAACGTTTTCTACGAAATCTTCTCCTCTTCTATTACTAGTTGGCCAAGTGTGAGGATTGAAATCATGGAAGTTTAATCTATCTTCTAATGCCCATTGAGCATATCTAGCAGCACCTTCTGGAAGTAAGCTTTGATCAGTTGAGTAAACTTCACCTAAAACTTGTTGTCTTTCTTTTTCATAAGTAGCCATGTCCATTCCAGCAACTTTTTCTGGATCAGATAATGGAGATAAACAAACTCTACCATTGCTGTCAGCTTTAACTAACATACCTGGTTTTAATGCTCCATAAGCAGCTCCCCATGGATTTTCTTCAGCTTTTTCTTGTAATAAGAACCATGGTAATTCAACTAATGCATCAGTTCTTATTGGACCAGGCATCATACCATTGAATGCATCTGAGTCTCTAGTGTATTCATTTCTTTCCATTATACCAAGTGGTTTATTAGCAGGTCTGAATACTTTGTCTGAACCTTCTACTTCGAAGTTACCAGTTAATTCATTTACTTTTGGTTGTTCAGCAGTTTCTTTCCAAACTTTACCGTCTAATTCTACATCAACACCACCATTAGCCATAGTTAAAGCATTGTGGAAATGTTGAGTATCTGTATCAAGAACCATTAAGTGTGGATCTGCAGCTACTATTCTACCTTTTGGTATTATTATTTGGTTGAAACCATATGCCCATCCATATCTAAATAAAACTGGAAGTCTTGGGTCAACTCCAAATTTTATATTAAGAACGTCATGGTCATTCATTTCTAAATGGTTATTAGTTCTATTTATTCTTTCTTCTTCGTTTCTGTAACCTGGTATACCGTTATTTATAAACATACCGCCTCTAGCGCCAGGTTGTAAAACGTCTTTAGATTTAAAACTATAAGGATAAAGTGCCATGCTTATCTATTCACTCCTTTATTAAAAATTTTTATTATTAAAAGAATTTTCTGTTAGTCATATTTTTTAGCCAACTATTGATTTGCTGTTCATAATCTATATTACTAGTATTTTTATTTAAATCTTCTTTTGCAGATTCTTTTATTGTATTATCTGCTTCTTCATCTACTAGTGCTTTAGATTCAATCTTAGGTAAAGTATTTACATTAAATGTATTACTTTCTTTGAATTCCATAAAAGTATTTATTGAAGATTGTAATGATTCTTCAGACATCATCATTAAATCATCCATTTCTTCTTCTCTAAGTCCTAATTCTTTTCTTAGGCTTATTACTTGTTCAGCTAAGTGCATTTTTTGAACTTGTTTCATTTGTAGAACTTCTAATTCAAGAGCTTCTTTGAATCCTCTTTCTTTATCAAGTTTACCTTTAAGATATTTAACATCTTCTAATAATCCAGATACTTGTTTCATAAGTTCTTTGCATTTATCAGCAAGTTCTTCTTTGCTCATGTCGTCTATGTCTTTTTCTTTAGACTCTTCTTTTTCTTCCTCTTGTTTCGGTTCCTCTACTTTAGGTTCTTCCTCCACAACAGGTTCTTCTACAACAACCTCTTCTTCTTTAACTTCAGGTTGTTCTTCAACGACTTCTTCTTTAACTTCTTCCTCTTTAACAGCTTCAGTTTGTTCTACAGCTTCAGGTTCAGTTAAAGTTAAGTCTATGTTATCGAATATACCCATGTCTTCGTCATTGCCTCCTTCATTATAAGATTCTTTTGCGCTTATATCTTTTGGCTTATATATCTTAACTGTATTAGCATATCTATCAGATGGAACTATAACATACGATAATTCTTTTGGTTCCATATCTTCCATAAGCCAATAACAAAGTTTGCCATCATATTTGCGCCCTCTTTGATGTTCACATTCTCCTTCTGCTGCTATATTCTGTCCACATATAGAACAAGTTGCTTTATGAATAACCGCTCCAATCGAAACAGTAGAAAGTGTTCCATTCTTAACACCTTTGATTCCTGCTTCATCCCCTATATTACAAGTAAATAATAATCCAGGACTTTTTGCACGAGTTGATTCCATATACTCTGCTGCTTTTATTCTACCTATCTGAACTCCATCTCGATCATTGTGATGCATTATCACAGGTCTTTCATATGGGCTAGTCCAATATGGTGCAGATTTTTTTAAGCATTCTGGAGTATAGTATGTAAAGTTTCTTGTTACGATAGAATGTATACCTTCTATATCTACCATTATAGAGTCTGGCGACATCGCAGAAGATACAGGTTGAAATGCTAATGCAGGAGCTGCAGCTTCTTGCACATCCATACCATTAACATTCTTATAAAAGATCACGGCGCTTACTTCTTCTTTTACTTCTAATGCCATATAAGCGTTCACCACCTTTTTTGGCTTTTTCTAGTTATTTTATGATTCATAAACTATATTACGTGATGTGTTCTTTTACTTATTACCAATCTTCATATTCTTCTTTTACTTTTACTGAAAATGTCCCATGTTGATTTGAGGGCCTATCTATACTTCTTACAGCACCACTCGGCCCTTTGTCTTTGGTGCTTCTAGTCTTTTTTGATGATACGCTCGTTCCTGATGACTTTTTACTAGACGAACTAGATGAACTAGATCCAGAACTTGGTTTAGCCGCTGCTGTCTTAACAGCTATTTCACCATTGATATATGCAAGTTCTTTTTGATGTTCAGCAGTTCTATCTATACTACGTAATGCAGATTCGTCTGTGATTTTTCTATTATATAATTGTTCATCATCATCTGATTCATCTTTCATACCCATACGTCTACGAGCTTCATTGAATGTAGTAACATTAGATTGGTATTTATTGATTTCATGATTTTCTTTTTTGATTTGAGTTTCAAGAGATATTTCTTCAAATACATAATCTACATAATTGTCTTTTTCAAATGGATTAAATCCACCTTCTAATAAAAGCTCCATTAACATCTTCTTCTCTATAAACTCTGACATCATACGTTGTACAAATTTAACTGTATCATGTACTTGTTGTTCCATAGAGTCTGCATCTTGTTTAGCTCCACCTCTACCCATTTGAGCAGCAGATACACCTAATGCAGAGAATACCCTATTCTCAAAATAGTTAAGATAAGGTTGCATGTTAATAGCATTTCCTTCTGAACCTATTGCTTTTATTTCTGTCTTTTCATTAGTAATGAATACTCCGTCTAAACTACCCATTTCTATTTCTTGTTTAGCTTTAGCTATCTCTCCATCAGTACCTTGGAATCCTGGTTCTGGATAACCTATTTTCCAATGATATAGAGGCATAGCAAATCTATAGATAAGAGCAGTTACATTACCTTCTATTTTTCTAAGTAGTTTAACATCTTCAAGTGCAGCTAATATTCTAGGAGTACCAAATGCGTTATTAGCATCTTTGTCAAGGTAGAAGTGAATTACGTCCTCTGGTTTAAATTGTTTTTTATTTCCGCCACGACCTTGTTCGTACTTTAGTATATTCCCGTGTTTGTCTCTTTTAATCCTAATACTGCAAGGATCAACTCTAGTATATCCACCAACTATCATTCCATCAGGAGAAATTGGTTGTGCTTTAACACCAGGGATTCTATCTACTCTAGATTTTAACAAGAACGCATTAGAATATCTTATTAAGTCATCAGCTATTCCCTGCATTAGTATGTCCATTGGAACACCAGTACAATAAGACATTATTCTAAAACGTTGATCCAAATAATCAATTGCTTGTTGATTCTCTGATTTAAATTTCCATCCAGCTTTATAGATTAGATATGAGTACTTAGATAAACTTATCTTTACATAACTATCTGCTTCAGAAGCATCACGAATTTCAGCCAAGTTAAACTCTGGGCGAGTAAAGAGTTCACGACGCTGTGTTTGTGCTGTTACATATCCAACTGCTTTTACTATAAAGTTTTGAATAGATTTTTTATTAACAAGACTCATAGAAGATGTCTTATTATTAGAAAAGTTAAATATATCTTCTTGAGCAGCGACATCTTCTTGATTAGATGAATCAGGTGTATTTCTCCACGGCCAATTAAATAATGCCATTCTTTGTTTCACCTACTTTACTCATGTAATATTGCTAATAAATCACACTCTCTTACTAACAAATATTCAACACCGTCTAATGATAATATTGTCCCTGCATATTTATTGAATAATACTCTGTCTCCAGCTTTTACTACTGGTTTTAATGATGAACCATCATTTAGTATTCTTCCACTTCCCACAGCAATAACAGTAGCTATATCTTTTCTAGCCTCTGCTTCAGTTTTCTTAGGAAGTAATATTCCTGATTGAGTTTTGTTTTCTTTTGACTCTTCTATAGGAAGTTTTATTAATATGTTATCACCTATAGGTTCTATTATCATTTTTTAATTCCACCCTTCTCTATTAAAGTTCTTCTTGCTTTTATACCCGCTAATTCAGTATTCGTTGCATCTTCTAGTATATCAAGAGTACTGTTAAGATATTTATATAAATTTGCAAATGCTACATCATATTTTTGATCATAACTAATTTTCATACCTTTTAATATATTATTGCTTAACGCTTCTGTATTATCTGTTCCTTCTGTAGGCTCTATTCCTGCATATCTTAATCTAAGCTCCTGTATAGTTTTAAAATTCTTTAAATGGAACAATGTTTGTTCAAGCGGAAAAGCATTCTGTAAGAAGTTGATTTTTAGTTTTGACTTTTCGCACATTGCTAAACTAGCATCAAATAAATGCTTACAATCTTCACTAACATCACTACAGACATCTGTAATGGGCATAATCATAAAGCCAACTTCTTTAACCGTTTTATTACCGCCATCCTTCTTCTTAGAACAAATGGCAACTAATTTTTCTGAATAATAATGATATAGTATATCTTTTAATCTGTTTGTATAATAATTATATAAGTCTGCTATATTTTTAATATATTCTTTTCTTATTACATCTATGGGATCCACTTCGACGAATTTTATATTCATAGGTATAATAGGTTCCCACATACTATCATTATCTATAACATAGGGCTCGTCTTCATACATAGATGGAGTAGGAGTAATTCCGTCAGGAGGCTCAGGATAAAAATAAAATTCATCTTCAATGTCTGGTTCACCGATAGGCGGTCTTGTTCCTGGCTCATAAATAACATCATCATCACTAGGAATATCACCAGGATATGGTTCTCTTCTTATTGTGGCCCAATCGTCTAATATAGGTTTATATACATTATTTATTGCTGTTTGTAGTTCAACTGGAAATGATGGAATAATTTTAGATATTGCATTAAACGTATCAGTAATAGAATCCATTATTTCATTGTTGTCTTCAGTGGGCTTATCTTTAACTGGAACAGATTTATATTGCCTATTACCATGTTCTGATTCATAGGTGTCTTGATATTCTATATCTGGCCTATACGAATACTTTTGTTTATCTTTATCGTCTGCCATTAATTCACCTCCTTATTAGCTATATTATATTACCAACCTCTTCTAGTAAAGCCACCACCATTAAGTCCTCCGCCTCTAGAACCCCAATTACTACGTCCTGTATAATTATTACTGCTATATTTTTCAGTTGGATTCATAGCGCCTTGACAACTATCTAGTTTAACCCATGATTGTCTTTCTCCTCGTATCTCTCTGAAGTCTGTATTCTCAAAGAAATCTTTAACTTCTTGAGGAACTTGTTTTCTAGCATTTTGTCCAGAGAAAGCATTAGGGCCAGTTAGATGTGTGTTAGACATTAATTTGATTTCACTTGCTGTTTCAAACTCTTGCATTATACCAGTAAGCTTTTTGAATTCTAATACCATAGCTAAATAAGCTAATCCTAATGCATCTATAAAGTGTTCGTCTTTGCTAGTAAATGTAGGGATACCACTAGCTGTTATTTTTTCAACTTCATAGTTAATTAATTGAGTATAGATAGTATCATCCCAAGGAGACAATACAAGATTGTTTCTTTCAAAAGCTAACTGTAATTGATTGACCATAAATGGCTTCATTGGTTTCGATTCTTTTTCTCCTGTGATAGGGTCATAGACATCTAGTTTATTAGCAAATTGCCAACCTTTAAGTTTATGTTTAAGTCCTGATTCAGGATGTTCATCACCATAAATATGTAAACGTTCTATTTGATACTCACCAGATCCACGGTCTGCATATATCCATGCAGGGTTATATATCTTATTCAATTCGATAACAGTATTAACTGCATTGTCATATGAGTACTCTGCTCTAGGCATTTCAAAACGTTTTAAAATCATAAACTGTTGCATACGCATATTGTATTCTAATATAACTATAGAAGAACTAGAACTATATTTATCCCAGTCTATACCCATAGTTCTAAAGCGATTAAATGGTGCTGGATTATATATATCATATAACAACATTTCTGGCTGTTGTTTTAAACCATTTTTAATTTCATTTTCTTGATAGTAATCTAATTCGTTATAAGCATAATTGTAAAATGTTCTAGCTCGGTCCAAGCTTGTTTTATCAAATACCCCTGTATCTTGTACCCCGAACTCTGCTTCAACTTCATGCACATAACCAGATGCTGTAAGTGAAGCTCTGAATTCTGCCTCCATTTGTTCACACCAGTTAGGGTTGTGCATAGATGGATGGAAGTGTTCAATAAAACCTAAATCTTTATTTACACATGCTTCATAGAATTTAGCACGACGTCCAGTAGGAGTAGAAGACATTATTGTACGTATGTCATTACGTTCCCCTGCTATTATCATAACTGAGTCGAAGTCAGCATCGTTCATGTAGTCAACCTCATCCAGTATAAGTAAGTCGGCTCTTTGTCCCCTGATTGATGCCCCTCCACTTCCTGAAGATGCACCAGTAGTAAATCCTAGTATGGAACTATGATTGTTAAATTCTATTTGATACGGGTTCTTTGTATTTCTAGTAACACGAGATTTAAGAGCTGGAGATGCATCAACTAATTCATTAATACGTTTAAATGCTAAGTCAACTTGGTTCTGATATGGTGTTATTATTAGAACCCTATAGTTTGGATTCTTATATACAGAGTAAAGTGATTCAACAACCATGGTTTCTGTCTTCCCTGTACGACGACCACATCTGTAAACTTTTTTCTTGGATTTGTCTCTAAGCATTTCTGCTTGATACCAACGAGCAGTCCAAGGCGAATAACATTTTTTATCTCCATTCCAAGTTATTAAAAAGGCTTGTGCCCATTTTACTGGATCATCAAGTACCTCTTTAAGTTTCAATTTCTGACTAGGAGTTAACTCTGCCATTTCAATACCACTCTCCTAAATTATTAAAGACATCTGAATTATGCCAATCAAGAGTGAATACTCTATTAGGATTGTCTTCTTTATATTGATTTGTAAAACTATTATTTGTGCCAGTAATGATTTTAAAATTTAAATATCTACAAGATATTGAAACTATATCACTATAATCAAATTCAGTTAAAGAGCATACGTCTGCTATAACATAATCAAATGAGTGTCCTCTTGATTGGTTTTTGTTTATTACTTTTATAGAAGATCCATTCGATAAAATAATAGTACAATTCATTGGATCTATTGAATAATCTATATTTAAATTATCACATGCTTCTTTTAAAAATCTTAACTTAATACGGTTAGTTCCATTGTCTGTATAAAAACCAATTCGTATATTATCTTTTAATAATGCTTCTGATAAAGCATCTATTACTGCTATTGTAGTTTTTCCAATTCTGCGGCACCCAACTAAAATACTATTATTGTTATAAATAAACCCTTCTAATTCGTCATATAAATTGTATGAAAATGAATCGTATATCTCTCTTATTAAATATATTTTATTTTCCATAACACTATCTCTCCTATCTATGTAAATATGTTGCTTCATTCCCCATTAAAGTTTGTTGTAAATTATAGTTAGCCATCTTAGCCATTTCCATACCAGACTGTCTCATAGTCGCTAACTGTTGAGTATCCATAAATTGTGCTCCACCAAATGCTTGGAAATTAGCAGCACTATTCATTTTTCTATTTTCTTTATAAAGCATATCTGCACCTTTGATTATTGCTCCTGGCGCATTAGATACTAAAGCCACTGGTATTGCCCATAAACCTAATGCTTCATACATAGCAAACTTAGCACCTGCAGTTACAGCAGAGGCAACTACGCCACGACCTTTTTTACGTTCATCTTTGTAGTCAGTAATAGTACCAAGTATATTCATACCTGTAGTAAGAACTCCAACCTTAGAGACATCTTCTAATGGATTAGGCCCAAAAGTTTTAGTTACTTTTCTTGTTTTAACAAGATTTCCTGCATCGTCTACGTATTTAGAATTTGCTCTATAAGAATCAAAGCCTTCGCTTATCTCCTCAATTGTTTTTTCAGGACGAGGTGTAGAAGTATCGTAAATAGTTCGTCCGTCGAAATAATTATCCATTTCAGAATTAAGCTTATTTCCAGTATATCCATTTACATCTTTGTAGCCCCTATTAATATTTTCTTGTGTAGCATTAATGTCGGCATCTATATCATCAAAGTTCTGATTATGGACGTATTTATTAGAATCATTTACTTGACCTTTGTTTTCTGTTAAAGATTCTAAGCTCTCCTGATTTTCTTGTTGGAATTTATATTTTCTTTCTGTTTCAGTAGTATTATAGAATTCCATACGTTCTAAATCAGTTTTACCATTGATTTTATCCATAGCGTCTTGATATGCTTTTTCGGCACGAGCTTTATCTGCTTTGGCTTTTTCTGCATCTAGTTTTTTCTTCTCTCTAGTTTCTTTGCCCTGTTGCTTTCTTTTTTCGTTCATTTCTTTATTTAGATTTTTAACTTCTTCAGGGTCTCTACCTAAAGCCTTTTGTCTAGCTTCAAACTGTTGTTGTCTTTTTTCTTTGGCTTTTTGTTGTTTAGATTTTTTACCTTGTTTCTTACCTTGACCTTTACCCTCTTTTGCATCTTGTCTTTTTTGTTGTCTATTCTTAGGAACATCTTCAGCTTTTCTTTGTTGATTAATAGTTTCAACAGTATCTAAGTTTTTAGCCTCTCTCATACGCTGAGTCATATCATGTAACTCATCTGGAGTCTTAGCTGTTTTATTTATATATTCTTCTGTCCAAGTACCAGGCTTATCAGGATTGATATCTTTAAAACGCATTGCCTGATCTCTTTGATTTATCATATCGTTTAAAGTAGCCTCGTCTGTTGCAGTGTTTAATATATAATCATCAGTCCATGTTAATGGATCATCCATAACAGAATTGGCTGTTGCAGAATCAACTCTTGGTTCATAGTTTGGACTTAAGATTTCTTCAGGCGAACCAAACATTTCATTTGTCTCTTTAAACATTTCTTCAATTTCTATTTCTTTGTTTAGAAAATATTCTTCTCTTTCTTGTCTCCATAATTCATTTGCCTTATCCAAAGCTTTTTGTTCTTCAGGAGTTAATCTACTAGTTACTTTAGTAGCGGATTCTGTTGCATCATCAACAGTATTCTTAATAACATTCTTTACTTTTTTAGGTACAGAATAATTGTATATAGAATCAATATCTAATGAGTTACCAACCATGGTCACTTTTGGACGTAAAGTTTTTGCGGCGTTCTTTAAAGTCTTAACAATCTTAGCCATCTATTTCACCTCTATCCATGTCTCATATTATTAAGAGCAAATACTAAGTCCCCTGTAGCTCCTGCGTTATCAGCAAATGAATGCCCCTGTGGACTAGTAGCCATTTGTTGAGATAGCTGATAAGGTGTAGACATTTGAGTCGTAGGTCTATACAGTTGACCGTCATTAGAACCTTGTCTATCTTGAACATATTGAGCAGTCGCTTTACCGCCTTGTACTGCTGTGGCTCCTACGGCAACTAAAGCTAAACCTTTCTTATTAAAGCTTCTGCCTATAAGTGATTTATCAAGAGTAGTTTTTTTCAAAAATGTTCTATCAAATTTATCTGCTATAGTACCAGCAGCATGAGCCCATTCTCTACCTTCATCAAAAACTCCAAGTCCTGCATTTTTTAAACCTTTACCTATTGCTTTATAATTATCTTTAATAAAATTAGCACCACCAAGTCCTGTATTGATTGTGCCCATACCTACTTTAAATCCTGCATTAGCTATAGGTTTTCCAACATTAAGTCCTATACGTGTAGCTTTACCTACAGCTTTAGGTATAATTTCTGAATCAACTACAGCACGTATACCTCTATTAAGGCTTTCTGCTATATCATCTACAAATGAAGCAAAAGACATATTTTATGCCACCTCCTTGTTTATAATTTATTACATAAGTAAAAGAGCCCATATGCGGACTCTTTATACTTTTAGCTGTATATATTAACTTCTGCTAACCATTCTTGAGTTGTATATATAAATTTAAACATAAATGATGTTCCAGAATCTAAGTTAGGGTCAACTCTCCATTTACAGTTATCAGGAAGTTTAATAGTTGATATATCACAATCTTTAACGAATAAGTTTATTTCAGTAAAGTTAGATACTGAAGGTAAAGCTATAGTGTTGCCATTAGCCAATGTTGCATATTGATATCTATCAGTAGATAGAGTTAATGTACCATTAGATACTGTTTTACTAACTATTGATTTTTGTAATGGAGATGCTCCTATTTCAGCTAAAGACCAAGACACTCCAGCAGTACCGTCAAAAGTTTTACCTTTGTTACCTATTGTTAAAGTTCTTTCAGTTGCTAATTTAACAGCACTATTTGCTGATCCTCCTGCTGATGAACTTCCTGCGTAGTTGTGAGTATGATTTACTATATCATTATGCCATCTATCTACAGATAGTAATTGGTAATATGATCCATCATATATAAACGTTGCAGTGTCTCCTGCTTTAATTACATTTGCTGTAATTGCAGTGTTTCTGAAGTAGATTGCTTTAGCACCTTTACTGTTAATATTTAACGTAGAGCTTGCAGGTACTGCATATGAAAACTTGATTGATACTATACCATTTTTTACTAAACCATAACTTGCTAATGTAGCTACCTTAGCAGTAGTCGCTTCAGCAGTGTTACAAGTACCATATCCAAAACCAAGAGACATAGGACTATATGTACTGTTATTATCAGTACCGTTAGATACCCATACCCAATGAGATCCATTATACATATAAGTCGTAACTCTATTAGCGTATCCACAAACATCTTTACTGTTACCAGTATATTCACCAGTGTTATACCAAATAGGTTTAGCTCCTGTAGAGTTAACATTAAGTTTAACACTACTAGCCGAGTTTGAATTAGTAAATTTAATAGCTATCATTTGTCCTGCTGCTAAAGAGAATCCAGAACCACTAATAGTAACTGCTTTTTCTGCAGTTGCAGCAGCTGTATCACAAGTACCATATACAGAGTGTTGACCATGACTTGCTGCGGCTGCACCTATTTGTGCTAACGTATAAGATACGTTTTTAGAACCATCTAAAGATTGACTTGAATTACCTATTTGTAATGTTATAGCATTTTGCCATTTACTAGATGTTGCCGCATTTCCACTTATAGTAGTTTGTAATGGATGCACATGGTCTTCTCTCGCAACTCTGTTAACACTACCGATTGCTGCTGTACCATTTTCTTTTGGAACTGCTGTAGCCCAAGTAACATGTGTACCGTGACTTGAATTTGCAGCTCCTATATCTGCTGGTGTAGGTTTGTAAGCCGCACTATAAACTCTATTAGGAGTTATTATCACTGTTTGAGTTATATTTGCAGTTGGTTCAGCGGCATTAGTTAATGTAATGTTTGGAGTACTACTATTATTTCCATAAGCCACTTCTAGTTTGAATGTACAATAGTTATTAGGTTGTTGGAACCATGCTTTTAATTTACCATCAGCTTTATATACTTTTAAAGTGATTGGTGGTCCCGATATTGCAGATCCTGTACATTGTTTTATGTCTCCACTAGCATAATCATAGAATTGATAGATGGCTTCTATCGGCGGATTGGCGCTATAACTATTTCCAGATAATTTAATTATAGCCATAACTCCAGATTTTACGTTTAAATTAAAATCAATTAAAACCCCTGAACTAGGATTATATATTGGAGTAGTTATCATAGTTTTATTAACAACAGTATGAGTATGGCTAGAAGCAGCAGCGCCTATTTCTGATAAAGACCAAGATTGATTTGCGCTACCGTCAAATGTTTTACCTTTAGCCCCTATTGTAAGTGTAACAGGAGTAGCTAATTTAGCAGCACTTGTAGCAACACCACCTGCGCTAGAAGACCCTGCATAATTATGAGTGTGGTTTGTTTTTGAATAAGTGCTATCATGATTATGTCCAGAAGTAGCTGCACCTATAGTTCCTAAATCAAATGATATGTTTTCAGAACCATCAAATTCTACTCCTTGATTCCCAATAGTTATAGTTCTTTTAGTTTGTAACTTAGTAGCTGTTGAAGCGTTACCACTTAATGAACCTTTAACATTAGATACTATAGAGTTATTAACTAAACTTATTTCTTTGTTAGTGTATCCACTTGGTATAGAGCCTACTGTGTTAGGAGCCATTAAAGTCCAGCCTACACCTTCAAGTAATCTTACGTTCATTGTAGCTGCTGTAGCTGCTGCTTGATAAACTTCTAAATAAGCATAGTTTCCAGACCAAGAAGTATGGTAAACAATACGAGCTTTCGATATACCAGTTGTACTATAAGCAGAATGAGATAATTGTTGTACATATGGATTTATACCATAGTTCACACCTACTGATAAAGTAGTAATACTGTGTTTACCAGAAATCGTATTTTCTATAAAGAATAAACCTGCAACTCTATTTATTCCTGATTCTGTTTGAGCTATTCTATACCATTGCGCAGTGGCAGCTGTTGTAGCTGTTTTAAATTGTCCTTTAGCAGCTCCTATATCGTCAATAGTATAAAATATATTTCCTGTACCATTAAAGCTATTTGTTTTGTTACCGATTTGTATATTTCTAGCTGTAGATAATTTAGTTGCTTGATCAGCAGATCCAGCAGATGTAGCTTTACCATTTAATGTAGCTGCTATAGTTGCAGGAAGTTTTAATGTTACGTTGCCTGAACCATTTACTGAGATTGCTGTACCAGTATTAGCAGCACTGGAGTCTGCTATATAAATGTTTCTAGCAGTCCCCCAGTTAGCAGTAGTTATGTTTGCACTTCCATCAAAGCTTGTACCATTTATGGTTCTTGCACTTTCTAATTTAGTAGCCGTTCCTGCGTTACCACTGACTGAACCATTTATGGTATCTTTAAATTTCATTGACATTTATTCTGCTCCTCCTTTCCTATATTAATTTTTTGAATTTGAATTCAAAACTTATAGCTGTTGTTATTGCGCTTTTGGCAGCTATTTGTAATGATAAAGTTCCACTAGAATTACGTTTAGTTCTTAAATATATATGTTGATTATTTGGAGCATGGCCTGCCTTGTGTAATGAAATTTCATCTGCCTCAGCACTGTTTGTACTTGATGCATACCAAGACATAATACCTGAGAAGTATTCAGTCCATAAACCACCAGTTCCTTGACAATTTGCATACATTTGAACTGCATAAGTTCCTGTAGATAAATTACTTCCTGCTATACCTGTATCCATCCAATCAGCACCAACTGTCAATGATTTAGTTATAGCTGTTATGTCATTAGCTGTAGTAGTTATTGTTACGTTTTGAGATCCATCAAAAGAACAAGAACCTTTTACTACACCGTTCACTGTTATTGTTCTAGCTGTTTGTAACTTAGTAGCTGTACCAGCATTACCAGTAACAGATGTTTGAGCTGGGTGAACGTGGTCTTCTCTCGCAACTCTAGATGATGTACCAACAGCACCTGTACTTGCAACTAATGGAGTAGCAGTCGCATAAGTAACATGAGTTCCGTGAGAAGCTTTAGCTGCGCCTACATTTTCATAAGTTATGTTAATAGTTTTAGCTGCAGATCCATTGAAAGTAAATTGGTTAGTTCCTTCTGTTGTACCACCGTTTAATTGTACTTTAATACTATTAGCAACACTATTAGCTGCTCCACCTACAGAAGATGATCCAGCATATTTATGAGTATGTCCTGATTCTGCTGCACCTATATCAGCTAAAGTATAAGTGATATTTGCAGTACCATCAAATGTGTTAGATTTGTTACCTATTGTTATTGTTCTAGCTGTAGATAATTTATCTGCACTTCCTGCGTTACCAGATATAGTTGTTTGAAGTGGATGTATATGGTCTGCTCTTGCAACTTCGCCTAATGAACCAACAGAAGCTGTACCGTTTGCTTTAGGTGTAGCTGTAGAATAAGTAACATGAGTTCCGTGAGATGCATTAGCAGCACCTATTCCACCAGGAGTTATGTTAATAGTTTTAGCCGCACTACCATTAAAAGTGAATAAGTTAGTTCCTTCAGTTGATCCACTGTTTAATTTTACTATTAAGTTTTGATTAACTTTATTTGCGCTTGTAGCAGCTCCACCAGCTGAACTAGATCCTGCGTATTTATGAGTGTGTCCTGTATCAGATTTACTTGCTAATTTAGTATCCATTTCTACAACATAAGCATCGTAAACATCTTCATGATCAGTTATAGCTTTAGATAATTCTTGTAAAGTATTTAAAGTTTCTGGTGCAGAACCAACTAATGCAGCTATTTGGTTATCAGCATATTCTTGAGCATCTGATTTAGCTGTTGCTATTGCCGTATTGATTGTTGTGATTTTTGCATTTATTTCAGTTTCTGTAAAATATATATCATCATGTGTATGACCAGTAGCAGAAGCTCCTATGCCACTAGGAGTTATATTAACAGTTTTAGCTGTTCCACCATTATAAGTAAATAAATTAGTTCCTTCAGTTGTTCCTCCATTTAACTTAATTGCTAGATTAGTATGAGTATGTCCTGAATTAGCTTTTTTATCTATGTTAGCTTGTAAAGCATTCTCTGCAGCTTTTGCTCTATCTGCCTCAACTTTAACATCTGCATCTATTTCTGCTTGTAGGTTAGATACTTTAGTATTTATTTCACTTTCTGTATAATATCTTCCATCGTGATTATGTCCTTCAGCAGAAGCACCTATTGCTGATAAAGTATAAGTGATATTTTCGCTACCGTCAAATGCATTAGTTTGATTACCTATAGTTATGTTTCTAGGAGTTGATAATACATCTGCGCTTCCTGCATTACCACTAATTTCAGTTTGAAGTGGATGAACATGATCGCCTCTTGCTACTTTTGTTTCGGAACCAACAGAAGCTTCTCCATTTGCTAATGGAACTGTTGTTGACCAAGTAACATGAGTACCATGTGAACTTGCCGCAGCACCGATATTTGCTGGTGTTATAGTAGCCCAAGTATTATCATTTCTTAAGAATACTTTGTTATTAGCCGTTTGCGTAGCGGGTACATGGTTTCCATGAGACTTATCAGCTTTACCATCTATTAAACCATTTATAGTAGTTACTTTAGAATCTATTTCAGTTTCTGTATAGTACTTGTCATCATGGCTATGACTAGCAGCTGCAGCTCCTATATTTGCAGGAGTAACTGTCGCCCAAGTATTGTCGTTTCTTAAAAATACTTTATTGCTAGCTGTTTGTGTTGTAGGCACATGATTACCGTGAGAAACATTTGCTTTACCATCTATTGCTGATTGTAAACCAGCCTCGGCAGCTTTTGCTCTATCAGCTTCTACTTTGACGTCTGCGTCTATTTCAGATTGCAAATTAGTAACTTTTGTATTAATTTCAGATTTAGTGTAATATCTATCATCATGAGTGTGTCCACTTGCAGAAGCACCTATTTCACCTAAAGTGAAAGTTATGTTAGCTGTACCATTAAAGTTTTGAGTTTGATTACCTATTGTTATATCTCTACCAGTTGCTAATTTAGTTGCAGATCCTGCGTTACCTGATACTGAACCATTAATGTTAGCAACTATTTTATCAGGAGCAAAAGTTAATTCTTTGCTATTATATCCTTCAGGAATAGAACCTACAGTACTTGGAGCAACTAATTTCCATCCTGTATCTCCTATCATTTCTACTTCAATTGGAGTCGCTGTTGCTGCTTTAGTGAATACTTCTAAATGAGCAGTTGTACCTGCATTATCTACTAAGTAAACAATACGAGCTTTAGTAAGCATTCCAGATGTCCAACGAGTATATGCTAATTGTTGTATAGTAGGATTTTGTCCATGAGATGTACCTACTGTTATTAATGCTTGACAATGGTTTGATCCTAAGTTAGCTTTTATAAAGAATAAACCTATTTGAGCACCTCTACCAGAAGTTGTTGTACTAGCTATTCTATACCATTGAGAAGTAGCGGCAGTAGTTGCTGATATATTTCCACCTCTAACTAATCCCATTTTATCTGCTGTATAAGTTATATTAGCAGTTCCATTAAAACTGTTTGTTTGATTACCTATAACTATATTTCTAGCTGTTTCTAATTTAGTTGCGCTACCTGCATTACCACTTACAGTCGTTTGCACTGGATGCACGTGGTCTTCTCTAGCTTGTTTATTAGATGTTCCTACTGCACCACTTCCAGATGCTACTTTTGGAGTAGCTGTTGCAAGGTCAACGTGAGTACCATGTGAAGATGCAGCTGCACCTATATTAGATGGAGTTATAGTTTGCCATGTATTATCATTTCTAAGGAATCTAGCGTTATTAGCAGTTTCTACAGTTGGAACATGATTACCATGAGATTTATTTGCTTTTCCATCTATATTAGACTGTAAAGTAGTTACTTTCGCATCTATTTCAGTTTCTGTATAATATTTATCATCATGGTTGTGACCAGTTGCAGAATAACCAGCTAGTTTGTTATTTATCTCTGTTTCAGTGAAATATCTATCATCATGAGTATGTCCAGTATTTGCTTTCTTATCTATATTAGCTTGTAGTGTTGATTCAGCTGCTTTTGCTCTAGTTGCTTCAACTTCAACAGCATCTGCTATATCTTCTTGTATTCCTTCTACTATTTCATCTACTTCTGTCTCTGTATAATATCTATCATCGTGTGAATGTCCATTAGGAGCTTTACCGTCTATGGCAGATTGTAAACTAGCCTCAACACCTTTTGCTCTGTTAGTTTCAACTAAAACGTCAGCATCTATTTCAGCCTGTAAGTCTGCTACTTTAGTGTTGATTTCAGATTCAGTATAGTATCTGCCGTCATGTGTATGTCCACTATCTGCTTTAGTTTTTATAGCAGCGTCTAAAGCATTTTCAACACCTTTAGCTCTATTAGTTTCTGTTAAAACATCAGCGTCAATTTCTGCTTGTAAATCTGCTACTTTATCGTCTATCTCATCTTCTGTATAATATAAATCACCATGACTATGAGATATAGGAGCTTTTCCATTAATGGCAGCTTGTAAAGAATTTTCAACACCTTTAGCTCTATCTGCCTCTGCTTTTACATCGGCATCTATTTCAGCTTGTAAATCAGCAACAATAGTGTCAACTTCAGTTTCTGTATAATATAAATTATCATGGTTATGAGTTTTAGAAGCTTTGTCATTAATAGCATTATTTAAAGTAGTTATTTTAGCATCTATTTCAGTTTCAGTATAATATCTATCGTCATGATTATGACCTTCAATAGCGGCGCCTATATTAGCAGGAGTTATAGTCGCCCATGTATTGTCATTTCTTAAGAATACTTTATTGCTTGCAGTTTGAGTTGTAGGAACATGATTACCATGAGACTTAGGAGCTTTTCCATCTACTGCAGCTTGTAAAGCATTTTCTATAGCGACTGCTCTTTCTTTTTCTATTAAAACATCAGCATCTATTTCTGCTCTTATTTCTTCTGCTAATGAATCTATTTCAGTTTCTGTATAATATAAATCATCATGAGCATGAGCTTTAGGGGCTTTACCATCTATTGCAGATTGTAATGCATTTTCTATACCTTTTGCTCTATTAGTTTCAACAAGTACATCTGCGTCTATCTCTTTTTGTAAGTCTTCTTTTAAGCCATTTAATTTATTAGTAACTTCAGTCTCAGTAAAATATCTATCATCATGATTATGAGTTTTAGGAGCTTTTTCTTCTAAAAGAGTTTGTATATAGATTTCAGCACCTTCTGCTCTTTCTTTTTCTACTAAAACATCTGCATCTATTTCGGCTTGTAGATCAGCTACTATTTTATTTATCTCAGTCTCAGTAAAGTATCTATCATCATGATTATGTACTGATCCAGCTTTGCCATCTATAGCTGCTTGTAAAGCCGCTTCTGCAGCCTTAGCTCTGTCCGCTTCTACTTTAACATCGGCGTCTATCTCTGCTTGTAAATCAGTTACTTTAGTGTTGATTTCAGATTCTGTAAAGTATCTCCCATCATG